AGTCGTACCCATTAGTGTTAATTATCCGTTCTTCTTCAAACCAATACAAGACGGAATGGATCGTCCTAAAACCGAACTCGCCTACAGAGTACCAGCGTCTAAGCTTACAAGAAGGAAACTTGAAACTAATGAGCAGGTCCGTGAGTTACAAGGGTTGGATACCACTATAGACTGGAAGAACACAGGTGACAACTCTTACGATGGTGAAAAGTTAAAACTACTAGCACATGATGAAAGTGGTAAATGGGAACGACCTGATAATATATTAAACAACTGGAGAGTTACAAAAACTACATTAAGACTAGGACGTAGAGTTGTAGGAAAATGTATGATGGGTTCAACTTCAAATGCTTTAGATAAAGGTGGAAACAACTTCAAAAAATTATACTACAATTCAGACGTTACGAAACGAAATAAAAATGGACAAACATCTTCTGGACTCTACTCTTTATTCATACCTATGGAGTGGAACTACGAAGGATTCATGGATACTTTTGGACTTCCTGTATTCACAACGCCAGAAAATCCAGTCCTCTCTATCGACAATATCCCAATTGACTCAGGAGTCATCGAACATTGGGAGAATGAAGTAGAAGGTTTAAAAAACGATCCAGACAGTTTAAACGAGTATTATAGACAGTTTCCTCGTACAGAGCAACACGCATTTAGAGATGAAGCTAAAGATAGTTTATTTAATTTAACTAAAATATATCAACAAATAGATTACAATGAAGAACTGAGTAATTCTTTTAATATTACAAAAGGTTCTTTTATGTGGAAAAATGGAGTGCAAGATACTGAAGTTGTGTTCACACCTAATAAAGATGGTAGGTTTTTAATTTCATGGGTTCCACCTAAAAATATACAAAATCGAGTAATAATAAAAAATGGAGTTAAGTATCCCGCCAACGAACATATTGGAGCATTTGGATGTGATAGCTACGACATTAGTGGTACTGTGGACGGTAAAGGTTCTAAAGGATCGCTACACGGATTAACTAAGTTTAGCATGGAGGATGCGCCTCCAAATCATTTTTTCTTAGAATATATTGCAAGACCACAAACAGCGGATATATTTTTTGAGGATGTTTTAAAAGCATTAGTTTTTTACAGTATGCCAATACTTGCAGAAAATAATAAACCTAGATTATTGTATTATTTAAAGCGTAGAGGATATAGAGGATATAGTATGAATAGACCAGATAGAATTTGGAATAAATTATCCACTACTGAAAAAGAAATAGGAGGTATACCAAATACAAGTGAAGATATTAAACAAGCCCATGCCGCAGCTATTGAAGCTTATATAGATGAATATGTTGGGGATTTAGGTAATGGATATGGTGATATGTATTTTCAAAGTACATTAGAGGACTGGGGTAGATTTAATATAAACAATAGAACAAAGCATGATGCAACTATTAGTTCTGGTTTAGCTATAATGGCTTGTAACAAAAATAAATATAGACCTATTCCTGAAAGACAAAAAATTTCTATGAATATAGGAATTAAAAAATATGATAATAAGGGATTAACTTCTAAAATAATAAAATAGATGCAAATTTATACTAATACAAATAGTACTTTTCCAGATCAAGTTGTACCTGACGATGTTAAAGCCACTCCTGAATATGGTTACAGAGTTGGTCAAGCCATTGAAGGCGAATGGTTTTGGGCCGGAAGATCTAGAAATAGATTTCAAGAAAATTATCAATGGTTTCATACATTAAGATTATATGCTAGAGGTGAACAGTCTATACAAAAGTATAAAGACGAGTTAGCAATTAATGGTGATTTAAGTTATTTAAATCTTGACTGGAAGCCAGTGCCTATTATTCCTAAATTTGTTGATATAGTTGTTAATGGTATTTCTCAAAGAAATTATGACGTTAATGCTTTTGCCCAAGATCCTAGCTCTATGCAAGTAAGAACTAGATATGCAGAATCTTTGATGACAGATATTGTAATGAAAGACTATCTTAACAGAGCAAAACAAGTTTTAGGCGTTAATGCTTTTTCACAAAAAGATCCATCTAATGGTCCTCAAGATAATGAAGAATTAGAAGTTCACTTACAATTAGACTTTAAACAATCTGTAGAAATAGCTGAAGAAGAAATAATTAACAATGTATTAGACAAGAATAAATATGATTTAGTTAGACGTAGAGTTAATTATGATTTAACTGTTTTAGGTATTGGTGCTGTAAAAACAAATTGGAATGAATCTGAAGGCATAACCGTAGACTATGTTGATCCAGCAAATATAGTTTACTCTTATACTGAAGATCCTAACTTTGAGGATATATGGTATGTTGGTGAAGTTAAAAATATGAACTTAGCTGAGGTTAAAAAACAATTTCCACATTTAACAGCTAGTGAATTAGAGACCATACAAAAATATCCGGGTAACAATGATTATACTAGAAACTGGAATGGTAGAAAAGATGAAAATACTATTCAAGTTTTATTTTTTGAATACAAAACTTACGCTAATCAAGTATTTAAAATCAAACAAACAGATCAAGGTTTAGAAAAAGCTATACAAAAAACAGATACATTTAATCCTCCTGAAAACGAAAACTTTAATAAAGTTCATAGAGCTATAGAGGTTTTATATAGTGGTGCTAAAATATTAGGACATCCCATGATGTTACAATGGAAAATGGCAGAAAACATGACGAGACCTCAAGCTAACACTGTTAAAGTTAGAATGAATTACACGCTGTGTGCGCCTAGAATGTATAAAGGTAGAATAGAATCTATTGTAAGTAGAATAACTACTTTTGCAGATATGATACAATTAACTCATTTAAAGCTGCAACAAGTAATGTCAAGAATGGTACCTGATGGTGTATTTTTAGACATGGATGGTTTAGCAGAAGTTGATTTAGGTAATGGTACTAATTATAATCCAGCTGAAGCATTAAATATGTATTTTCAAACTGGTAGTGTAGTAGGTAGATCACTTACTCAAGATGGTGATCCTAATAGAGGTAAAGTACCTATACAAGAGTTATCTACATCAAATGGTATGCCTAAAATACAATCTCTTATTCAAACGTATAATTATTATTTACAAATGATAAGAGATGTGACGGGGCTTAATGAAGCTAGAGATGCTAGTAATCCTGATAAAAACTCTTTAGTTGGTTTACAAAAATTAGCTGCTGCAAATAGTAATACAGCAACACGACATATACTACAAGGATCATTGTATCTAACTCAAAAGACTTGTGAAAATATATCATTAAGAGTTGCAGATTCTTTAATGTATCCATTAACTAGAATGTCGTTAGAAACTAGCATATCTAAATATAACACTCATACATTAGAAGAATTAATGAAATTAAATATACATGATTTTGGTATATTTATAAACCTAGAACCAGACGAAGAAGAAAAACAACAATTAGAATCTAATATACAAATTGCTTTAAAAACTAATTCAATATATCTAGAAGATGCTATAGATATTAGAGAGGTAAAAAATTTAAAACTAGCAAATCAATTATTAAAGTTTAGAAGAAAAAAGAAACAAGAGTACGACGAAAAAGTACAATTACAAAATATCCAAGCTCAAGCTAATGCTAATGCTAAAACAGCAGAACAAGCTGCAATGGCAGAAGTACAAAAACAACAAGCACTTAGCGAAACACAGGCTCAATTAGAAAAAGTTAAATTAGAACTTGAAATACAACGCATGCAAGTTGAAGCTCAAATCAGGCAACAAGAAATGCAAATGAAATTTCAATATGATAACCAACTTAAGCAAGCTGATATTAGTAAAGATAAAGCTAAAGAAGAAATGATTGAGGATAGAAAAGATAAAAGAACCAGAATACAAGGAACCCAACAAAGCCAAATGATAGCACAAAGAAAAAATGATGGTGCTCCAATAGACTTTGAACAGGGTGAACAACCAATTACTATGGCAGACTTTATGCCGCAGTAATATTTATTAATTATTATATTATATTATGTCAGAAGAAGTAAAACAAGAAGGTGAGTTTAAAATTAAACGACCTAAAAAATTTACAGATCAACCAGAAGATATAAAGGTTGATTTAACTAAAAAACAAGAAGATGCCGTTCAAGAGTCAGAGCCAACGAAAGTTGTGTTACAGTCTAATGAGGAAAAGAAAGAACAAGAAGTGGAATTGCAAGAAGTGGGATCAACACACGAAGAAAAAGAACCTACCGAAGAAGCTAAAGAAGTAAAACCTGTATTAGAAGAAATAGAAAACACACCCGTAGAAAACACTACAGAAGTTACAGCTCCTGTTGCGCAAGAGCAAGTTTTACCAGAAAATATCGATAAACTTGTTAAATTTATGGAAGAAACAGGTGGCACTGTAGAAGACTATGTTAGAATAAATAAAGATTATTCTAATGTAGATGAAAAAACTTTATTGAACGAATATTATAAAAATACTAGACCTCATCTTGATCAAGAAGAAATAAGCTTTATAATGGAAGATAATTTTGGATATGATGAAGAAGAGGACGAAGAAAGAACTATACGTAAGAAACGTCTTGCGTATAAAGAAGAGGTTGCTAAAGCACGTAAATTTTTGGAAGATACTAAGAGTAAGTATTACGACGAGATCAAGTTGAGACCGGGCGTTACTCAAGAACAACAAAAAGCAATGGACTTTTTCAATCGCTACAACGAAAGCCAGAAAAAATCGGATGAAGCTAGAAACTTTTTTACAGCTAAAACAAAAGATTATTTTAATAATTTTGAAGGTTTCAATTTTAATTTAGGAGAAAAATCTTTTAAGTATAAAGTTTCAAATCCGAGTGACGTGGCCGAAACACAGTCTAACTTACAAAATCTTGTAGGGAAGTTCCTAAATAAAGATGGTATTGTTAATGACTACGATGGTTATCACAAGGCTATATTTGCCGCGGAAAATGCAGATACTTTAGCTAAGCATTTTTATGAGCAAGGTGTTGCTGACGCAACTAAAGACATAATGGCTAAATCTAAAAATATAAGTAACGCACCTAGAACTACATCTAGTGGTGAAGTTTATATTAACGGATTAAAAGTTAAAGCTATAACAGGTTCCGATGGTAGAAAATTAAAAATACAAAAAAGAAAATAAAATAAAAAATGGGAACAATGATACCTGCGCTGGGTCCTAATTTGGAACCAGCACAGAAAAAGTTAACCTTACAGTCAAACTATTTAAAATTTGACGAAGGTGACAATGATTTTGCTCAACAGTACTTACCAGAATTGTACGAGCAAGAAGTTGAAAGATACGGAAACCGAACTATTGGTGGTTTCTTGAGAATGGTAGGCGCTGAAATGCCAATGACATCTGATCAAGTAATTTGGTCTGAACAAAACAGACTACACGTTTCTTATGAAGATGTAGAGGTAACAGGTGCTAATGAAATTACAGTTACTATTGATCCAAGTAATACTACAGATAACGATAAGCAATGTGCTTTTAAAGTAAATCAAACTATCGTTGTTTATGGTAAAGATATATCAAGTAATACTGGTGCTGGTGAAGCTGTAAAGTGTATTATCACTGCTGTTGGTGTGGCTAGTGGTGGTACTTCAGGTGCTCCAAGAACTGCAGCAGTAGCTGTTGAGCCATATGAGTACGCTGATTTAACTACATCTCCAGCTCCTTTTTCATCTGGATCTGGAACTGAAACACAATGTGTTGCTTTTGTATACGGTTCTGAATGGCAAAAAGGTTCTGATGACTCAGGTCTTTCTTCTATTCAACCAGACTTTACTCAGTATCAAAACTCTCCAATTATCTTAAGAGATAAGTTTGAGATCAATGGTTCTGACACTGCTCAAATTGGTTGGGTTGAAGTTGCTACAGAAGATGGTACTTCAGGATACTTATGGTTTTTAAAGTCTGAATCTGAAACAAGATTAAGATTTGAAGATTATACTGAAATGGCATTAGTTGAAGGTGAACTTGCTAGAGCTGGATCTGGTGTTGCTGATATTACACTTGGTGGTGATTACACAGGAAACAAAGGTACAGAAGGTTTATTTGCTGCTATAGAATCTAGAGGTCACGTATACGAGAGCTTTGCTGCTGGTGCAGGTGGTTCTGGTGCTTTAGCTGACTTTGATGAAATCTTAGCTCAGTTAGACTATGAAGGTGCTATTGAGGAAAACATGATTTTCTGTAATAGAACTTTAGCTTTGAATATCGATAACATGATCGCTCAAGTAAATGGTGCTACACAAGGAACCAACGCTAACGGTGCTTCTTACGGTTTATTCGATAATGAAGCTAGTATGGCGTTAAACTTTGGATTTGATGGATTTAGAAGAGGTTCTTATGACTTCTATAAAACTGACTGGAAATATCTTAACGATGCTTCTACAAGAGGTTTAACTAAAAACATCCAAGGTGTATTAGTACCTGCTGGAACATCTACTGTTTATGATCAAATTTTAGGATCTAATATTAGAAGACCTTTCTTACACGTAAGATATAGAGCTTCTGAAGCTGATGATCGTAGAATGAAGTCATGGGTGACTGGTTCAGTTGGTGGTGCTTACACTAACGGCGTTGATGCAATGGACGTACATTTCTTAACTGAAAGATGTCTAGTGACTCAAGCTGCTAATAACTTCTTCTTATTCAAAAAATAAGACGATTATATTGCTAGGGCACTTCGGTGCTCTAGCTTTTTATTTATTTTATATTATATTATATTATGGAAAATACAGAAACAAAATGGGAAATAAAAGATAGACTATACAAGTTAAAAGGTAGAAGACAACCGTTAACATATAGAATAGCTTCAAAACATTCCTCCCGTGCACCATTGTTATACTTTGACGAAAATCAAGGTGTGCAAAGAGAATTAAGATATGCTACTAACATGTCATCTCCATTTATAGATGAACAAAAAGGTGAGGCGACATTAGGACATATTGTATTTAAATCTGGAAACTTACTAGTAACAAGAGAACAACAAAACTTACAAAAGCTTTTATCTCTATATCATCCAAAAAGAGATCAAGTATATTTTGAAGTTAAACCAGAACAAGATGCTATACAAGATGTTGATTATTTAGAGACTGAAATAGAAGCTTTAAATATTGCTAGAGAGCTAGAGCTTGATCATGCAGAAGCTATATTAAGAGTTGAGATAGGTTCTAGAGTTAGTAAGATGAGTTCTAAGGAAATAAAAAGAGATATTCTATTAATGGCTAGAAAAAATCCATTTGCTTTCTTAGAATTAGTATCTGATGAAAATGTAACATTAAGAAACTTCGGTATAAGATCTACAGAAGAAGGTTTTATAAAGCTTTCGTCTGATCAGAGAACTTTTACTTGGGGTAATACTGGTCGTAAATTAATGACAGTACCATTTGATGAAAATCCATATTCTGCTTTAGCTGCTTGGTTTAAGACAGATGAAGGTTTAGATGTTTATAGATCATTAGAGAAAAAATTAAAATAACAAGTGATTATAATCATTAAGGGGTCAGGATTGCTGACCTCTTTTTAAATAAATGCAAATGGTTAAAGTAAACGATGTATACCAAACGGTATTAACAATACTAAATAAAGAGCAAAGAGGTTATATGACTCCTTTTGAGTTTAATAAAATAGCCGCTCAAGTTCAGCAAGAAATATTTGAAAGATATTTTGACGATCTTAATCAACAAGCTAGAGCTTTTCAGACTGATGTTGATTATGCTGATCGATTATTTGCAACTGAAGAAAAATTAGAAGTATTTAGAACTACTTCTGAGTTAATTTACAATAACGGATTTACTGTACCTAATGATCTGTATAAATTAGGTAATGTAACGTTTAGAGATTATACGAATATATCACCTATATCTTTTGGTGATAAATACGTTGAAGCAGAGAAAGTAACTCGTCATGAATTTAACTTACTTAGAAACTCCAACCTTGCTGCTCCAACTAAAAAATATCCACAATACTTATACGAAGGTAATAAAATAAACGTATTACCATCATCAATTACTGCTGATAATTCTATAATAATAGATTATATTAAAAAACCATCAAATCCTATTTGGGCTTATACAGTTGGTAGTTTAGGTGAATATGTTTTTTCAGAACCAGGTGTTGTATCACCTGCTCCAATACCAAGTGGTGGAAGTGTTAATTTTGAATTACAAGAGTCTGAAAGAACTGAAATTATAATTAATATATTATTCTATGCTGGTGTAGTTATTCGCGATCCACAAATAGTGCAAGTAGCCTCACAAAAAATACAACAAGAAGAAGTAAACGAAAAACAATAATCAATGTCAGAATCTAACGCACAATATTACTCAGGCCAGCATTTAGTTGAGGTACCTTCTGGTTCTCCTGGCGCTAATGAATTTACGTTTTTAAATTTTAATACTGAACTTGTAAGCGCATTTAATATTTCTGGTGTACAAACAGATTCAGCTTCTAATTTTAACTTATATAGAATAGCAACTCCTGGCGCGGTACCTACATTGATTCCTGAAAGTGAAGTTTCTGTAGTAAATCCTGAAGGAACTAAAGTAAGAACTACTAGTTTATATAGTGGAGGTTGGATTCTATGTCAATTAAAACAATCTGCTATAACAGAAAATTATGGTGATTATAGATATGTTTCATTAGGTGATATTATAAATAATTTTTTAATAACTTACGTAGGTCAAGACAAGTTAATACCAAGAGTTAAAAGATCAGATGTTATATTTCATGCTAAGAGAGGTTTACAAGAGTTTAGTTATGATACTTTAAAAAGTATAAGATCACAAGAGCTTACTATACCTCCAAGCTTATCTGTACCTATGCCACAAGACTATGTCAACTATGTAAGGTTATCTTGGATAGATGAGGGTGGTATACGTAGAATAATATATCCTACAAGAATAACAAGTAATCCTACAGAATTACCACTTCAAGATCACACTGGTATACCTACTCAAGACTGGTTTGAAAATAATTTAGAAGCTCAACAATCTTTAACTGAAGATAGATACAAAACGCAGGACTGGAACTATAACGATATATGGCAACAATATCCATGGGGTGATTATTGGGGATATTACCCTACTTTAAATTGGTATGGGAGAATGTATGGATTAAATCCTGAAGAAGCACAAGCTAATGGTAGGTTTACTATAAACGAAAGATTAGGTAAAATATCTTTTTCTAGTGATTTAGCTGGCTTGTTAATAGTATTTGAATATATATCAGACGGGCTTGCTGCTAACGGTGATACTAAGGTACCTAAGATGGCCGAGGATGCAATGTATAAACATATACTATATTCACTATTAGCTACAATGAGGAATGTCCCTGAATACGTTGTTAAGCGTTATCAAAGAGACAGAAGCGCTGCGTTAAGAAACGCTAAAATAAGATTAAGTAATATTAAATCTGATGAGTTTGTTCAAGTTATGAGAGGTAAATCTAAATGGATTAAACATTAAATATGGCTGAAACTAAAAACACTTTCATGGCGTCTAAAATGTATAAAGATATAGACGCAAGATTAATTCCCAAAGGAGAGTATAGAGATGCTGTAAATATTACAGTTAGTAGATCTGAAGGTGATGATGTTGGTACTGTTCAAAATATAAAAGGTAACATACAAATATCTGATTTTAAATTGACTGATAAGCATTTAGAAATAATAGGGTATTATGTAGACGAACAAAAAGATTTAATATACTTTTTTATAACTAACTATACTGACACGTCTACAGATTATTTATCTAATTTTGCACCTGCTAATTCAGCTCATTATATATACGCGCATAATGCCGAAACAAATTCTTTTAATCAATTAGTTTCTGGTAACTTTTTAAATTTTTCAAAGACACATCCAATAGGTGGTGTAGATGTTATTGAAGATCTTTTGTTCTTTACAGATAATAGGAATCAACCTAGAAAAATAAATATAACTACAGCTTTAGCTAATCCAAGTTATTATACTACAGAAGATCATATATCTGTTACAAAATATTATCCTTTTCAAGCAATAGATTTATACAAAGAAGAAGTTACTAGTTTAAGCATAAGCGATGCGGGTAATACTGGTGATTATGCTAGTATTGCAGGATCACTACCTTACCAAGTTCCTGTATCACAAGTTCAAGGAGGAACTGGAGAAGGTTTGATATTGACTATTACAGCTTTAACAGGTGGTCCTCAACCTAATCGATTAGCAACTGTAGAAATAACAGACCCTGGAACTGGATATACTGATGGAGATGTTATTGACGTTTACCCTAGACTCGGCAGTGGACAAGTAACTCTAACTGTTACTGGTATATCTACAATGAAAAATAGATCTGATGAATATTTACCACCTCAGCCAGATGGTACTGCTAATTCTAATCCTGACTATGATAGTGATTGGCCTGGTGATCCTGAGTATTTAAAAGAAAGATTTATAAGATTTAGTTATAGATTTAAATTTGATGATGATGAATATTCTTTAATAGCACCTTTTACTCAGATAGCATTCGTACCTAGAAATGATGGTTATTTCTTAAATGAAACATATAATCCTTCTACAGGTGACTTTATAACAGGTGACAATGATGAGTATTGGGCTCTTTCTAGCACAGAGAATAGATTAATGAGAAACAAAATAGATGAAGTAGGTTTAATATTACCTGCTCCTTCTGGTTTTTCTAGTTGGGCAGATGCTGTTACTGGTCTTAAAATAAAAGAAATAGATATAATAAGTAAAGATGCTAGTGAAACAACTTTCAAAGTTTTAGATACTGTAGAGAATGACACTTTAGTTAGTACTACTATAAATAAGCTGCAATACATATATCAATCAAGAAAACCTATAAGAACTTTACCTGAGTCAGAAACTGTAAGAGTTTATGATAAATCACCTATAAGAGCAAAAACATTAACTGCAGTAGGTAATAGAATATTATATTCTAACTTCTATGATAAACACACAAGTCCTACAACACTAAATTACAATACTAATGTAAATGAGAAAGATAGTCAAGGAAGTGATATAATAGCTATTGAATATCAAAACCACACATTAAAAGATAATAGAACGTATCAAGTCGGTGTAGTGCTAAGTGATAGATATGGAAGATCTTCAGATGTTATACTTTCTGAAGTAGACGATGGTGCTGTACAAGGTTTAGCAGATTCGTTTAAAGGTTCTACCATATATAAAGCCTATAGAACTACAAACGATGAACAATTAAATACATCGACAACTAGTTGGCCAGGTGATTTAGCTGAAATTATTTTTAAATCACAAATACCTTCAAGTTTAAATGTACCAGGTTATCCAGGTTTATATAGTTCTACTAATCCATTAGGTTGGTATAGTTATAAAATCGTTGTAAAACAACAACAACAAGAATATTATAATGCTTATCTACCAGGTATAGTTAATGGAGCTATTAATAAAGATGGCATTTCAAGTGATACAGAAGCTACTATTAGTTTATTTTCTGATAATATAAATAAAATACCTAAAGATATTTCTCAAGTAGGGCCTAGTCAAACTATATATAGGTCTACTGAGAATTTTAATTTAAGAGTAGTAAATGAAAAAGATTCAAGTTCACCACCTGCTTATCATAATAATGTTCAGTTTTACGGTGGTCCTATAAATCAAAGAGTATCTCAAATATCAGAATTAATTAATTTAGGTATAAATATAGCTAAAATAGGTCTTAAAGTAACTAGTACAGGAGGTGCTACTCCTCCAGCGGTTGTTGAAGTAGGTGAGTATAATTCTAACGTACAGATTGGAGCTGGAATAATATCAGTTGTAGATTCTTCTGGAGCAGAAGTTATAAATTCATCTGAACAAGCTTATGTAAAGGCTTATTACAGTAATACTTCTAGCACTAGTCAAATTGTAATAGAAGGAACAACTACACTTATACCTGATGATGCTGTTATAACTATAGGTGCTCCAGGTGTAGTATTTAATGGTAGTAATAATCCATTAATAGGTATATTATCTACAACTGAAGCTATAGGTGTAGCAGAAGAAAATGGATTTTTCCCTTATTTAGCTATAGGTGAAACAGAACCATTTGAGTCTAATTTAGATATATTTTATGAAACTACTTCTTCTGGTTTAATATCTGTATTAAATGAAGAGATTATAAGTGGAGATACTACAACTCCAATTTCTTTATCAGATCCTGAGTTTAATTTCTTTGAAAATGAAGGACCTCTGGCGCCTGTTACTGTTAACATGCAAACATTGAATGTTGATGGCGTTGAAATAAATGATCCTGATGCTTCTTATAGTTTAAATAGTGTGGTTGATGCTTTGAATAATCCTGTAGACATATTTGAATTAGTAGACAATAATAATGGAACATTTTTCATAAGAACAACTGCTGACTCTTTAAATTATGATAATTATTTTGGAGAGAATAGTCAAGTAAGAAATTATACTTTTAGTGTTAGGTGCACAATACTTTATAATACTGTAGATTTAACTTTTACTGGAGCTATGTCTAATTTATCTCCAAACACTAATATAACTCAATGGGTTTGGGGAGATTCTAGTTTGAACACACCAGGACCAATATACGGTAATCTTATTTATATAGGTAGTTTTATTACTGGAACCAATCTACTTAATGGTACCACGTATACAGGAACAGGTGCTATTACTAATAATGGTAGTTCTACAAATATTCTTAATAACAATAAATATACTGAATTAAAAGTTGAGAATTTAACCATAAGTTATCTTACAGGAACTAATGTTCCTCTTGGCTTTGGTAGTGGTTCAGGAGTTACTATTGAATTAGGTCAAGCTAGAATAAGTAATGGATCTAGTGTTGGTGAAGTAGATATAACTGATAACAGTGTAACTGGATTAGGTTTGTTTATAAGTACTCTAGCAACACCTATTGGTGAAGGACAATCTCCAGGTCCTGCACAAACACAATGGAATATATCTTACGATTTGGTAGATGCTAATGGTAGTGGTGAAAGACTAGAAATAGTTGATCAAATAGTATATCTTAATTATTTTGTATAATGGCAAGTATATTAAAAATAAAATATTTTAACGCGTTCTGGAATAAAAGAATTGTAGATACTGATTTAACCCCACCTGTGACGAATACAGCATCATGGCCTGCATTAGAATGGAATCCACCTGGATATCCTACTTATCCTAACAATGTTGATATAAACGCTGGTTATTATTACTTACAATGGATGATTGAAGAGTCTAGAATATTAGGTGGATTTAATAATACTAGTGTAGATTTAGGCGCAAGAGCTTATGCTAATGAAGAAAATATTAATCAACAACATAGGTTTAATAGTATAATATATTCTGGTTTATATAACTCTAGAACAGGATTTAATCAAACAAATGTATTTTCAGTTGGTGAAGATATAACTAAGTCAATAGATCCTTCATATGGAGAAATACAATATACATATGCTAGTGATAATGATTTAACTATTCTGCAACAAAATAAAGTTAGTAGAGCATTAATAGATAAAGACGCTTTATATACAGCAGAAGGTGGTGGTGATGTTACATCAACTACTCTTGTGATAGGTCAAGTTGTACCTTATACAGGAGATTTTGGAATATCAGATAATCCAGAAAGTTTTGCTAGATATGGTTTTAGAAGATATTTTGCTGATGCTTTTAGAGGATCTATTATGAGATTATCTAGAGATGGATTAACTGAAATATCTGAATATGGTATGTCTGATTATTTTAGAGATGAACTTAAAAAAATATCATCTAACTTTAAAACATACACAGTTGTAAATAGTACTTCATACACAGCTTCACCTTTAACTACAAATACGGTTCCGCTTGATGAATCATCTGATGATATAGAAATAGGAATGAATGTTACTTTGAATGGTTTATCTACAGATGCTTATGTTATAGATATAAACTATATAACAGATCAAGTTACATTTTCTAAAGCGTTAACATTTACAGGTAAAACTAGTCCAATAGTTCCTGATGTTATTACATTTACTAAACCGGTAAAAGATAAAATAGTAGGAGGTTGGGATATATTTGATAAACAGTATGTAATATCTATGCAGATAGCACCGGTTAATCCTAGTCAAACATTAGAATATGAAACAACAGTTTTTGACGAATCAGTAAGAGGTTGGCCTAGTAGATATACGTATAACCCTAGTAATATTTTTAGTTTAAAAGATACGTATTATACTACTTTTAATGGTAAATTATGGAAACAACATGATGAAATAAGTAATAATAATAGAGGAACTTTTTATAATATATACAATGGATCTTCTGTACAGTTTGTAATAAATGATGGTCCTTCACTTAAAAAAGTTTTTCAAACAGTTAATTACGAAGGTGATAATGGTTATGAAATAGGTTCGTTTGTGTCTGACTTTCAACAAATAGATCCTAATATACCATTGCAAAATCCTCCTATATACACAAACTCAAATGCTTATCAAGATACTACAACTGTAGTAAAAAGCTATGATGAAGGTTATTATACTGACTTTGAAGGTTATCCTAAAAGAGCTGGTTTTGATAGAAAAGAAAATTTATACGTAGCTAACTTAATAAACAACTCAGCACAAAGACCAGATGGAATACTTTATGGTTCACAAATGAGTGGTATAAAAGCTTACTTTGCCACTGTAACTATACAAACAGATAGTTCTACAGACGTTGGAGGCTTAAAAGAAATATGGTCAGTTGGTAGTACGTTTGTAAAATCATCTTAATGACAGAATTAAATTTAATTAGAAAAGAAAAAATAAAATTACTTACAGATTTTTTAATCCAACACGAAGATGGTGTAGAAACTATAGGTAATGGTAAAGAAATATTTTATAAAGATAATGATATAGCACCATTAAAACATTCTTTTGCTGATGGTGTTTATATAAGACAAATGACAATGCAGCAAGGTACACTTGTAGTAGGAGCTATACATAATCACGAGCATGTGTGGTTTTTATTAACTGGCCATTTAACAGTGGCTAGTAAAGAAGGTGTTGAAGATTTTGAAGCACCGTGCTATGTTGTATCAGAACCAGGTAAGAAACGTGTAGTATATGCTAATGAAGATTCTATATTTGTTAATATACACAAAAATCCTACCAATACACAAGACTTAAAACAACTAGAAAAAGATATTGTATCTTTAACAGAAGAAGATTTTAATGAATATATAAAAAATAAACTATGAGTTGGATGATAGTAGGTAGTGTAGCTGTATCAGCTATAGGAACCGGTATTAATATGATCGTTGCTGACAAAAGAAGAAAAGAAGCTTTTGATGATAAAACTGCAGCGCTAAATGCAGCAAATGAACTTGTAAATAATAGACAACCTGTTTACAATCCTGCTGATGATATTAGAGCTATGAAAGGCCAAGTAGTAAATCCTTATGCTAATTTAGGTGTTGCTACTATGGCTGCTGATATTGCTATTGAAGAAGCTGATGTTTCATTAGCTAATACATTAGATACTTTAATGGCTAGTGGAACTAGCGCTGGTGGTGCAACTGCTTTAGCTAATGCAGCTGCTAAAAGTAAACGTGATGTTGCTTCTACAATTGAAACTCAAGAAGTAAGAAACCAAGAACTAAAAGCTCAAGGAAATGCTCAAGCGCAGCAACAACTGTTAGCTATAGAACAACAAGCAATAGGAGGTCAAGAAAGATATTCTCAAAGAGTAGATGCAAGAGAGCAAGCTGCTATAGATAGACAGTTTGGTTTAGCTGACGTGTATTTAGGTAGACAATTAGGAATGGAAGATGCGGGTACAGCAGCATTAATGCAAGGCGTGGGTGATGTAACTAGTTCTGTATCTGGTGGTTTAATGCAAGCTGGATTAGAAGAAAACTTTGGTGTACAACCACCAGTGACTAATATCAAACCACCAGGTCAGTCGTAGTCCATCATATTAATATATAAATTATGCAAGGAAGAGTAAACGTAAACAC